CTCAAAAGCTGATAAGCATAAGAGGTTTTAAATGGCTGATACGCCGAAGGAAAAAACAATGAATAAGGAAATGTACGAGTCCATGAAGACTCAGGTAATTGTAGAGAACCTAGGAATCGACCGGATTAACTCCACTTCTAGTGACTCTCAGGTTCGCCAAGCTGGTGAACGCCGAGCACACGTCGAGAATCTCGCCGAAGAGATTGAAGCTCGCGGGCAGGAAATCCCAATCACAGTTGAGATCCTTCCCAAGAATCACGATGGTACTTCACAATATAAAGTAGTTGAAGGCAATCATCGCCTTGCTACTTTTAAGTACCTGCTGAAGACAACGGGAGATACCCGTTATGCCACAATCAAGGCGGTCATAAAGTCATTTAACAATGATTACGACCGCCTTAAGTACCAGATTGAGGCTAATAACCACACTGGAGTGGCATTAAAGGGGTCAGTTGATGATGCTATGGTGGTGCTGAAGTCATTTGTCTTTGGTAAGCAACCTATTTCTGGGGCTCCTCCCATCATTCGACGCCTGCACGGCTCTGCAAGCCTCAACGTGCGGGATCCAGAGGCATATAAGACTATGCTCACAAAAGCAGTCAAGTCGCTTTGGCCAGACTATAACTCAAAGAAGCGTAACAGAATTGTAACTCGCTTCCTGTTAGATCCAAAGCTACCCGGCAAGTTTGCATCTTTTGATGCTAAGTCGGTAAGAGATCAGTTCCATGATTGGGCTGAGGCAGAGGATGAAGTTCTTGGTGCAGTTTCCACCGACGGACAAGAACTTTACAGCATTCTTCCTATTAAGAATGATAACTGGATCGACCACAGCCTGATGGGTCTTGCTTTCAGAGAAAAGACTGAATCTCAGGTGAAAGAGCATCACAGAAACATTGCAGTAATCTTCTGGAAGGATATTGCAGGTAAGACTTTCGGTGAACTCAATGAGCATCGAAAGAAGATGATCTCCAAGATCAACAAGAGAAACGATTCACGCGTTCTCAAGAGGGGTGTCAAGATGATAGATGCAATCTACATCGCACCCCAGAAGCGAGGCGGGTGCGATGAGAAGGGATTTTACAAAGTTCCTCTAACATCGCGTGGAAGATCGTTCAGCACCAAGCAGATTCCAGATTCTGGCTGGGATACTGAAACATCTGACTCATCAACCATCGCAGCATAAAAAAAACAAGGGCAGGGCATTTTTTGATGCTCTGCCCTTGACACAATCACTCAAACTAATTATATTACAAATGAGCAAGGGAACGCTCCAAACATCACCCACCAGAAATACTCTTGACAGACTATGATCAGAGTGTTACATTAAGATGGTAAGGAACGCTTACTATACTATACCCAACAACAAGGAGACTATAATGGGAATCAACATGGAGCTAATGCGGCAGAAGCTCGCCGCACTACGAGGAAACGGAAAGAGCGATCGAACCAGTGTGTGGTTCAAGCCAGAAGAGGGAGATACAGATGTCCGTATTGTCCCGTCAGCGGACGGAGATCCACTTAAGGAGGTCTTCTTCCACTATAACATTGAAGGACATCGAGCAGGTGTTATGTGTCCGAAGCGCAACTTCGGTGAAGCGTGCCCAATCTGTGATTTTGCTTCTAAACTATGGAAGGATGGGACTGATAACAACGATGAGGAGACCAAGAAGCTTGCTAAGTCTCTCTTTGTCCGCAATCGTTACTTCTCGCCAGTAGTGGTGCGTGGTCTTGAGTCCGAGGGAGTCAAGGTCTATGGTTATGGCAAGACTGCTTACGAGCTTCTGCTTGGTTACATTCTTGACCCAGAGTATGGCGATATCACTGACCCGTCAGGTGGTACCGATATTACCATTACATACACCAAGCCAACACGACCCGGCGCATACCCACAGACCAACATGAAGATGCGCAGGAATACCAGCCCTCTTCTTTCTGATAAGGACGCAATCCCCGGTCTGCTTCAGAACATGCCAGACATCGATGGTCTGTTCACTCGCCATACCTCTGCCGAGGTCGGTGCTATCCTTGATGCAATGCTATCAGGCGATAACTCCGCAGAGTCTCGTTCTCGCGAGACTACGCAGTATAACAACACCCAGAAGTCAAGCGTTGATAAGGCATTTGACGAACTAATGGCTGGCTAGTAAAAGCGTGTCGCTCCAGTCGCCCCCACCCGTAAAAAGGTGGGGGTTTTCTGTTGCGCTTTTAGTAATTCTGTGTTATAATTACTACTGGGCTTCGGCTCAAAATTAAATAAAAATAAAGAAAAGAAAAGTTAAAAACAAGGAGAACTTAATGGCTAAAGCAAAAGCTAAGGCTGGACGTGTATCTATGTCTGACCTTAGAGCGATGATAAATAAAAAGGCAGGTCGCAATGTCGCTCACGATCTACGAGAAGATAACCCAACAGAGGTCAAGGAGTGGATCCCAACAGGATCACGCTGGCTTGATTCTATTATCTGCAAGGGCAAGTATGCAGGCATTCCAGTTGGTAAGGTAACAGAACTTGCAGGACTTGAGGCAACAGGCAAGTCCTTCCTCGCTGCCCAATGTGCCGCCAACGCACAGAAGATGGGTATTGGGGTTGTGTATTTTGATTCAGAATCAGCAATTGATCCAACTTTCTTGGAGAAGGCGGGCTGCGATCTTGGAACCATGATGTATGTTCAGGCGCAATCTGTTGAATTTGTGCTTGAGACAATAGAAGAAATTCTAGGGGCAACCGATGATAAGATGCTCTTTATCTGGGACTCTCTCGCATTCACACCATCTATCTCAGATGTTGAAGGCGATTTCAACCCACAATCTTCAGTCGCAACAAAGGCACGTATTCTTGCTAAGGGTATGTCTAAACTAATCGTGCCTCTAGCAGACAAGCGTGCAACATTCCTTGTTCTCAATCAGTTGAAGACCAACATTCCACAGGGACCGATGGCTCGGCAGATTGCGATGACCACCCCCTACATCACTCCCGGTGGTAAGGCGATGCATTACTCTTACTCTCTTCGTGTCTGGCTTACAGGTCGCAAGAGTAAGGCAGCATACGTCAATGATGAAAATGGTTTCCGTATTGGATCCGAGGTCAAGGTAAAGTTAGAAAAGTCTCGCTTTGGTACACAGGGTAGAACTTGTACTTTCCGTATTCTTTGGGGCACAGACAACATCGGTGTTCAAGACGAAGAGAGTTGGTTTGAGGCTCTTAAGAACTTTATGACTGTTGCTGGTTCTTGGTATACTCTCGAACACAAAGGCTACTCCAAAAAGTTTCAGCCAAGCAAGTGGAAAGACACTCTTGAAAATGATCCAGAATTCCGCCAGCATGTTATGGACTTTATGGATGAAGTGGTCGTCCAGAAGTTCGATAAGCGCGAAGGTGAGGCATCTGATTTCTACGAAGTAGACAAAGCCTCTTGACAGCGAGCCTCCACCCTGTTACATTAAGGGTGGAGGTATTGCATGAAGCGTGTGCTAGTTATTGACGCCCTCAACATGTTCTTGAGGGCGTTTATCGTTGATCCGAGCCTGTCTAACCACGGACAGCCAATCGGTGGAATCAAGGGATCGATGAAGATCCTACAAAAGTTGGTGAGAATCACCAAGCCAAACGAGATTGTGATCTGCTGGGACGGGCCAAATGGTTCTCAAAAGCGCAAGTCTCTTGATTCCAACTATAAGGAAGGGCGCAAGCCTTTGCGTCTAAATCGTGCTGTTCATAATTTAACCGAGAACGAAGAACTACAGAATAAATTGTGGCAGCAGATGCGGACGATTGATTATTTTAATCAAATGCCGATTATCCAGCTTATGCTTGAGAGAGTAGAGGCGGACGACATCATTTCGTATGTCTGTAATTCTCAACACTACGATGGGTGGCAAAAGGTCATTGTCTCAAACGACAAAGACTTTCTACAGCTATGTGATGAAGAGACTGTTGTGTATCGACCTACAACAGACAAGATCGAGACAAAGAAGACCGTAATTGAGAGCATGGGCGTTCATCCAACCAACATGGCTCTTGCTCGCGCAATGGACGGAGACGCCAGCGACAATTTACCGGGAGTTCCTCGTGTTGGTATGAAAACAATTGCTACAAAGCTGCCTTTCATGGGTGAAGATCGAACGATTACAATCGATGAATTGGTGGAATACTGCGAGAACATAGACTCAAAATTAAAAGTCTATAAGAACATTCAAGAATCTAAGTCTCTAATTGAGCACAACTACAAGATGATGCAGTTGTATGCTCCTCTTATCTCGGTTCAGGGTAAGCAGACAATTGATTACTCGCTTGAGAACTTTGAGTGTGACTTCAACAAGACCGAACTACTAAAGCTAATGATGGAAGACGGCTTTGGAGAATTAAACTGGGAAGAACTAAAGACTTTCTTGAACAAGATCTCTAGAGAGTGTAACGAGAGTTGATACTATTTATTACCGAGGTGTGATAAATGGAAAATGAATTCTCAAAGTTTATGGATAAGAAGGACTTCTTCTTTCAGCTAGGTCAAAAAGACGGACAAGGCGGTAAGTATAGATCTCGTGAAGAGATCTCCATGCTCCCGGATGTCGGTCAGATCTCGGAAGATCAATTTCAAGAGTATCTATCTGGATACCAAGTTGGAGAAGAAGATTCACATTATTACTTCGATGAAGAGTCTCTAAACGAAGAGGCAGCTGTAGGTGAAAACAAGATCGCAAAACTTGAAGCTGAATATGTCAAGAACAGAAGCGCCGCAGCTTTACAGCAGCTTACCAAATTATCTAAGATGGGCAAGTATGACATGAAAAGCCTGCGTAAAAAGATGAAGCAAATCTCTGAA